TTGGACAAGCCTAGTGCCCCCATTATAGCTAGCTGGGTACCATTCAAAGTATTAGGATTGGTACCCCAACCAAAGGGATCACCACGAAGTCTGCTCTTAGAAGAGCTTTCGATATTCGTGGTGACGGATATGGGAACTAAATCATCGTCTAAGTCATATAGAGTAGCGTTGTTCGTATGAACATACGTTTTCCCTATATGCCTCATAACGTAGAAATGGTTCGCGGCTAACTTATCGGCTACTCCAGTATCGAGATTTGCAAGCAAATCCCCTGTATTGGAGAACCAGTCAGCCATCCATGTCCAAGGAAGGGCATTCCACACGAATTGAGGAGAAGGATACAGACCAAAAAGTCTGCGTCCAACCGACGTTCCGAGTGTTACGTCCTTCGGTCCAGGTGGCAACCAGAACTTGAACTGAGCAGTAGCCCAGATCTTGTCAAATGTTGTCACCATCCTCTTCCAGTTCCGGCGTCTATAGAAATAATCTACAAAGCCGGGCTGCATATTCCCAAAGTCACCACTAGTGATGACGGGATCAGAGGGTGAAGATGCCACTTCGTAGTGGGTCTTCACGGACTTACCGTTGTGTCTTAGGAGCCATCTGAGTTTCTTTTGGGCTTTCTGTTGAAAGTTAACCATAGAAATAATATCAGATAGCAAAGGTTGCCAACCGAATTTTAGAGCTAGGAAATAACTTCCTATATTCTTCATTCCGGACTTGGCAAGCTTCTGTTGAAGCATTCCCGGCACTTCTCGCATTTCGTAAAATGCATTAGCCGCCGGTAAAACTGGCTTCGTAGGCTTCATCCTATTGTACGCAGTCGCGCCCCACGATGACCCATCTGTGATCACCGCAGGTGGACTTATCTCAAACGAATCAGAATACACAGAACCTGTATATTCATGTTTCGCATAAGCGCCTTGACCGTGTACAGTCCCGACTCCTGCCCCACCATACGAACCTCGAGAGGTAAGTAAGGAAAAGGCACCCCCGACATCTCTGTCGGGAGGGAAATCAGGATAACCATAGTGCCCATTAAGTCCTAGCAACAAAGAATCGTTGACATAGGACGTTTTCGCAGTCTTTTCGTCTACAGATCCGTCATACCGATTGGTATACGTACCTGCATGAACGAAGGACTTTGATTGGCGCTTTGGCATAGTGACACAACTCCTTTGGTAGAGTGTTCCGTAGAACGTGGGGAGGCCGCGAGGCC